ATATCTCCGATTCCATCGATTACCTCATCTGTCTTTTTTTGTTTTAAAATTGCTCCTGCAGTTTCACCCAACTCTTCCATAACTTTCATAGTTTGTTGAGGTATATTATCAGAAACAAGTATTCCCTTATCATCAGCCCATTGGGTGATGTTATCAATTAATTCATCAAATGTCATATTATCGTATTTTCTAACTTATAGGTTCCTAAAAGTTCTTCTCCTTTTTTAATTTTCTTAATTGCAACTCGTTTGAGAGTATCAAAATTTGCATTCTCTTCACCAGTATTAGTATATGCTAATGGATTTGCTAAGTTCCAGTGGCAGTTTTTGAATAATCTAAACCACACAACTGGATACTCAGCTTTATTTTCGTAACTCTTTTTAATCATCATTTTAACATAGTTTGGTAACTCATTATATTCTTCCAACGATATAGTATAAATTCTACTATCATTTGGCCATAAATAAAAAATAGGTTCTCCAATTTCTATATCTCTTAAAGCAAATGTACCAACACCATGAAGTGGTGAAGGTTCTAAATGCGTTATAATATGATTTTTGAGATACTGAATAACTTCCATTATGTAATTACTTATTTTCTTCTACTGAAGCTTTTCTATAATCAGTTACCAACTTTTTGATTTCACCAATAGCTTTTCTTGCTCTTGATTTACCACTTTTAGTAGTTGAGTTGTGATTCTCATCGAATTGAGAGAATAGTTCAGTAATTTCTTCGAAAATTTCTTGTGAATTTGCCATAGTCTTTATTATTATAAATTAATTAAATTAAAAAACCGAACACCTTAGTGTTGCTCGGTGTGTATAACTATTGTATATATTAGAAAAAATTTAATTTCTACTAATAATTTTGATAGTTTTTCGTTTTTGATATTTTTTACAATACCGTTTATAGAGTTTACTAATTTTGATAGTATTAACCGAAATTCTCTACATATTTTTTATGGAGTAATTTTTTTTCCATCTGCCCTCCATCGGCAGATTCCTTTTGTGTAATAATCCCATCGGAAGAATTACCATCATACACTTCAATGAAACCTGTATTCGTATCCATTTTAGATGGAAACGTAATTCCATCAGGTCCAAATCTATTTTTCATAATATGAAATCTAGCAGTATTATTTAACTTATCTTTAGCCTTTCTACTGATACTCATAATGAAATCAGCATTCATAACTTTAGCGTAAGAATCTGCTATCTTATCAGCTTCAATAACTTCAGAATCAATAGCTGAACGATTAGTTTGAGATGCTGTCCAAATTGGAATTCCCAATTCACCACTTATACCTCTTAGTTCAATATAAACACCACCCTGTTCTCCATAGGTTGAATCAGTTTTATTGGTATGAGAAAGTAACAAGTCAGCGTAATCAACGATTATCAAATCAGGCTTATTACCTGCTGCTGACATCTTCTCAATATGTGCTTCTATTTTCTTAGGAGATATACCCTTTGGTGGATAGTACTTAATTAAAAGTTTACCTTTTAATCTTTGTATCTTATCCAATACCATTTCTTTCTTTTCCTTCACATCAGATGATGGGATTTGAGTAAAAACAGTATCATAACGTTGTCCAACATAATGTTCAGAAAGTTCTAATGAATAATGTACAACATTTAACCCAGCTTTTACAGCTGCTGCTCCTAATGCACATAATACCCAAGTCTTTCCAACACCAGATGGTGCAACTGCTACTCCCAATTCACCCGGTCCTAAACCACCATCCATTACTTCATTAATACAATCCCAACCAGTTGGAACTGAGTTTCTATTAATTTCAGTTGTTCGTTCTTCAAAATCTAATAAGTAATCATGTCCCATATCAGAATCAATACCAACCTTCATTGCCTTATCTACTAAATCTTTGATTCTATCATAAGAACCAGCTTTTAATAAATCAACTGATTGTACTATTGCTTCTTTAAGATTTTGATTAATACAAAAGTTTGAAAATTCTTTCTTTACATAATCTAAATCAGAATCTCCAATTTTAGTAAAAACAAATTTAAGTTGTTCTACTATACTCTTTTGAAAGCCTCTATCTTCTAATTTAGAAATTTCTGATTTAAATACATCTAACGTAGGTGGTTTTTTGAATTCGTCATAATAATTTATAACTTCATCAGCAATCCACTTATTAGCTTCAGCTTCAAAAAACTTCGGATGTATAATTTCACTAAGAGTATCCAATAACCGAACATCAGCAATTAAAGTTGATAAAACTTTAGTTTGGAATGATTGTCCGTATTTGGCAAGTGTATCAGTATTCTGCATCTATAACTTATTTGATTTCAAATATACGAAAAAGAATTGGATAAACCAAATTATTTCGTAATAATGTTATGAAAGGTTGAATGTAACCAATCATTAATATCTCTCCAATTTTGTAGTACCTTATATTTTTGCCCTACTCTAAGGAAATCTAACTTTTTAAATTCAATATCATTCTGATTGAATCTATCTAAGATTTGTAATTTTTGGTTTGTTGGAATATGTGGTTCATGTAATTCCATTAACCTCTTATTCATAATGAGTTGGTCTTTTGCTTTTAAGATATCATCATACATTTTGATTTTACCTTGCTTCTCCTCACACATTTTAAAGAATTCCTCATGTGTTATACTTATATCTTCAGATAGTTCAGGAAACCTCTTTAAAAGGGTTTTAATACCACATCCTCTGATGCCTGGTATGTTATCTGATTTATCACCATCTAATGTTCTATATAGTAAAAGATTTTCAGGCCATATTCCAAATTCATCAAAAACAACCTGTCTATTATACATTTTCTTTTTAGTTGGTGAAAAAACACTAACTTTATCAGAAACTAATTGAAGAAAATCCTTATCAGTTGAAACAATTACAACCTCACCCTCTAAATCATGTTGAGTATGTTTAGTAATGTATGCAATTGTATCATCTGCTTCAATACCATCGTAAATCATCGTTTGTACTGGGAGTGAATCCAACATATCGTTTAACCAAACAAATTGTTGTTTCATAGAAAGTCTTTCTTGCTCCTCATCCATCATACCTTGATATTGACGGTTAACTCTAAATCGGTTCTTTTCTCTACCAGCTTTATATCCTTCGTGGATTTTCTTTCGTGATTGTGAACCATTTTTACCATCAAAGGTAACGATACATCGGGTTGGATTGAATTCTCTGATTTGATATCCAATTGATTTAAGTGAACCAATCACCCCACCCGTATGGTCACCATCCTCATTCATTGTGGGGTTGGTTGTCCAGCTACGGATAAAGGTGTTTAATCCATCAATAATCATAACCCTACTATTCCTTTCACGAAGATGATTAGTCTTATGTTCCTCACTTACTTCGCTGAGGATATCTTTGTAGAGTCCTTTCATTATGTAGTTGTAGTTGTGTAGTTAATATTATTAGATTCACCGAAATACTTTTCGATTGCTTCTAATCTATCATCTGCATCAACTAACATTTGAAGTGCCGATTCTGCGTTCTCATAGAAATCTTTGGTTGAATGGTCTCCGATTCCTGCGGGATGTTTCTCTAACAACTCCAATGTAAGAAGGGCTTTTGCCTTATCTGCCGAAGCAGATGTCTTTAACATTTCTTTTAATTTGCTCATAACTTTTTATTTATTTTAATCTACTACTTCTGCACCTGCAGTATCTAACTCATGTGCTTCTATATCTGTAGAATCTGATTTATATTGTAAGATAGTTTCATCACAAATCTTTTTATAGATTTGTTCTCTTAACTCAACCTTAGTTCCCATCATCTCAATAAAGTCTTTGGATTGGAATTTTATTTCCTCTCCAGTATCCGTATCAACATAAGTGTACCAAGCTCCAGCTTGCTTTAACAATTTATTTTCCTTCATTACACTTAACCAAGAACCATAATTGTCAATTCCTCTATCAAAGAATATTTCAAAATCAGCAGCCCTCAATGGGGGCCCCATTCGGTTTTTGATAACCTGACAACGTACTTTCATACCAATTGTCTTATCAGTACCGTTCACCTTTTGTTTGATTTGTCCCATATTCTTCAAACGAAGTCTAACCGATGCATGGAATGCAAGAGCTTTTCCTCCAGAAGTAGTCCAAGGGTCACCAAACATAGCATTCATCTTTTGTCTTAATTGATTAGTGAATACTAAGGTTATTTTTTGCCTACCAATTAGATTGGTAATCTTTCTCATCGCTTTTGAGATAATAATAGCTTTATCAGTAGCGTATCCATCCTTATCATAATCAGCTGCTAACTCTTTTTTAGTTGAAGCGGCTGCAACGGAATCTACTACGATTGTTACTAACTTATCTTTTTGTGTGGTTCTTACTTTTTCAATGATTGTTTCAGTAAATTCGAAAATTTGTTCAACAGAATCAGCTGATACATAAAGTAGCTTTGCTACATCTACACCAATTGCTTCTAAAAATTCTCTACTTACCGCAGTTTCAGTATCTATTAGAACCGCAACACCACCTTGCCTTTGTGTTTCAGCAAGGAGGTGAGCAGATACTAATGATTTTCCACTTTGTTCTAAACCAGTTACTTCAGCAATCCTTCCAATAGGAAGTCCACCATACGGGCGATTTGAAATGGCAACATCTAGCATAGCACATCCGGTTGATACCCACCCAGCTACATTTGTAGGTGCGTCATCTTCTCCTAAAAAGAAGGCAACCTTCTGGTCTTTACTATATTTGTTTAGCTCGGAAGCTAGTTCCGCCGCTAAATCCATTTCTTTCTTTGCCATATATTATATATTATCCGTTAAATAAATCATCAAATGCTGATGCAACATCATCTATTTTCTTTTTTTCTTCAGTACTTACAGGTGCTGCTGTTACAGGTGCTGCTGCTGGAGCAGGTGCTGCTTGAGTTGAAAGTGTTTTTTGAGATACACTCTCATCAGTTCCCTCTTCAGTTGGGTTTAACCAACCTTCTAATACTGATTTCAACTCATCGTAAGATAATTCTGAATAGATATCAGTAATATTAGTTTGAGTTTCAATAAAGTTTTGATTTGCTTCTGCATCTTTTCCTAATGGAGTTGTATTAGGTTTAACACGGATAGTAGTTACAGGATAAGAAGTTCCCGCATCTTCAGCTGATGTATATTCGATAGTAATGTCTCTACCATTAGCAGGGTCAGTAATATCTCCATAATCAGGATCAGCAATATAACCTAAGATTTCTTGGTAGACAGTTTTTCCAAATCCCCAGAACTTAACTCCCTCTGATTCCTCTCCTCTTACAAGTACAGGTACAAAAGTTCTTAATTTCGGTTCCATTTTCTTAGCTGCTTTCCAATCTTCTTTATCACCCATTCTTTTCAACTTTTCAGCGAACTCAACGATAGGGTCAGGTCTTCCAAAAGAAGAAGGAGACAAATACGTTTTGTTGTTGATGTTGTAATGGAAAAATAATTCAATAAAAGGATTCTCAGGAGAAAACTTATAAGGAACTATTCTCACTTGGTGTTTACCAGGTGTTGGTTTCCATAGATTAGATGTTCTGTTTGAAGTGTTTTGTAGTTTGTTCAGTCTACCTCTGATTGCGCTTAAATCTAGTGCCATAATTTTTAAATTTTAAAGGTTTATTTATTTAATGGTTTTATTTTGGTGTCTTTCCTACACCATATATAAATATCAAAAAACCTAGTTTTAAGAAGGTCTATCTCTATTTATTTATACAAATATACGAAAAGTTTTTCACAATTCCAAATGTTTTTTGAATTTTATTTAAAAAAGTTTTTTTCCTCATTTGTTAATACAAATATACGGAATTAATTTGAATTATCCAAATTTTGGTTTTCTTTTTTTGAATAATTCTTTACCCATCCGATAAATTCAGTATGTGGGAAGTGTTGTTTGGCATCAAATCCAAATTGTTTAACCATATGTTTGTAAACTTGTTCGGATTGAGTTTCAAAATTGTGAGTATTTAGAGATTTATCTAATACCTCCTTACTAATTAAATCATTACCAGCCAATATCCAATTGAATACACCCCAACTAGCAGCTCCATTATAATGTGGGAAATCATTTGCATTGGGAACTCTATATTCACATATTTCTAAAATTCTTTCAACCAATGGGTCTCTCTTTAAATCATTATGTACATATTTCCAAAATGGAGTATCATCTCTTTTTGTAATATAGTGCATTTGAATCAAAGCTCTGAATTCATCTAACATCATATTAAAATGTTTATTATTTGCTTTGATGTTTGATTCTCTCATCATATCCTCTTTGTAAGGTGATAAGTAATGTTGTGTTAATTGTACTAACTGAATAATAGATGAATGTATTGATG